AACCAGAAGAACTACACGCGTCTCGGGTCTATCGTGAACGACGCGCGCCTGGCCGGACTGATGGATTGGGACATCATCGTCGACCGCGGCCGGTCGACGGAGGCGAACTCGCACTGGCGGCACCCGGGATCGATCCTAAAGTCGGCTGCCACCTGGTTCGGTATCGACAAGTGGCACGACCAGCCGGTGCGGATCGAGGTGATGTGCGAGAAGCAGGCGCTCGAGGGAGTCCTCGTCCCGGTCTGCAACGAACTCGACGTCCCGTTCACGTCCAACAAGGGGTACGCATCGCAGTCGTTCATGTACCGCAAGGGTAAGGAGATGGCGCGCGCCGCGGCCGACGGGAAGGACGTCCACATCCTCTACCTCGGCGACCACGACCCGTCCGGCCTCGACATGGATCGCGACGTCGAGGAACGGCTCCGGATGTTCGCCGGCCACGAGCTCGCGCTGTACTTCAAGAGCCTCGACCTGACACGCGTCGCGCTGACGACAATCCAGGTGCGAACGCACAAGCCTCCGCCGAATCCGGCGAAGATGACAGATAGCCGCGTCGGCCCGTACATTAAGAAATACGGTCGGCAGAGCTGGGAGCTCGACGCGCTCGAGCCGCGCATCCTCGCCGAACTGGTCCGCGACGAAGTCGAGGATCTTCGCGACGAGGAAAAGTGGGAGCGCGCGTGCCAGGACGAGGCCGACATGAAGGCGGAGCTCGAGGCCATCGCGAAGACCTATGACGCCGAACGCTGGTTCAAGGAATGGGAACGGCGCGAGCGAGAGGAAGGTGTCTGATGAGCACGCAGCGAGAAACGTGGCCTGGATGGAAGCCGTGGATCGTGTCGAAGGGTTGCGACGTCGTCCGCGATCCGATCTCGCGGAAGTCAATGCCGGGAGAACGCTACATCGAGTGCTACCGCTGCCGCGCCGTGACGCACGCGCGTGACCTTCCGTTTGGGACATCCATCGATGATCCGCCAGACGCGTGTCCTGCTTGCGGAACGGAAGGATGATGCGAGAACGATGGGAATACGAGACGCTGCCGGTCGGATTCGTCGTTGGCCTTCTCGAAGCGCGAGCAGTCGTGAAGGAGAGGGGAGAAGGATACGTCTCGAAGGATGCAGAGTCGGAACGGTTCGACGAACTGATGAAGCGCGGCTTCCGCTGGGTTAGGACGGATCACGGGCATGCCATCTTCGAGAGAAAGGTTAAGCGATGATCGCTGCCACCGTTATCAGCGTCGGCGTCGCCATCGGCGTCGGCTTTCTTCTTGGCGCCGGCTTTGCATGGCGTCTCCGAGGCCTCGACCTTCCGGAGTCGAAGCGGTTCACGGAGATGTTCCTCGCGAAGGAGGCGGCGCACCGAACAGAAGTCAAGAGGCTGAAGGACGAGAACGCCTGGGCGAAGGCGCGGATCGCGCTGCTTGAAGGATCGTTTCGATGAACTATTCGCAGACCACGCTGGACTTCACGCCTCCGCCGTCAACGGGTTCGAAGCACATCGGACCGATTGGACACGACGACGACGGCGACGGATGCGACTGCTGCGCGCAGCGCCTCCTATGCTCGAAGTGCGGCGCGCGCTTCCTCGGTCGCGTGTTCGCGTACTACTACCGCTACAACACGCGGGACGAGGACGGCTACCAGGTCGGGATGAACGCGACCTACGAGCACCTCCTCGGTCCGTGCTGCCTTCCGGAGAATCCGGAGCGGTTCGACGCGGTGATGGCTGACGATTACCCGGTGACGGCGATGGAACACGGCGAGGTCATCCGGAAGGGCGAGTTCGTTGTCGGCCCGTACGGAGTGATGCTCGGCCGGATCTGGATTCCGAAGGTGTTCCCGACGGGGCCGCACCCGTGGGAAGAACGAATCCGCGAGGAGCTCGCGTCGAGGTCTCGCGGAAGGAAGGCAAAGGAGACGGCATGCCGGACAGCTTGCGTATGATGGGCGCAGTACTACAGTCGCCGCCGCCGAAGCGTGAGAAGCACGAGATGGTGTGGCAGTGTCCGTTCTGCAAGGCGTCGACGCCAGCGACGGAGTACAAGTGCCGGAACTGCGGGGCGCCGCGATAGGAGTGCCATGATGGGACTCGGCGTGAACCTGATCAGGATGCTCGGACTACCGGATACAGCGAAGTGTCCGAAGTGCGGCGGGACTGTCGCCACATTCTTCGATGACTACGACATGGATGACGGAGACCCGAATCCGGATGACGGCGTGTGGAGACTCGACTTGGACTGTGCTGAGTGCGAGCATACCTGGATCTTCTCCTTCACGGTGCGCGTCATAAAATTCGACGACGATGGAAGTGGCGATGGCGACGACGACTGACATCTGCCAGTGGTGTAACACGGAGGCGACCTGTCCGATGAGAGCGAAGGGTGCTACGTCCTGCACGCTGTTCGTTCCGCGCGGTCCCGACGACGAACGAATCAAGGAGGCGCTCGAGCGACTGGCCGAGGCGCGGAAGTGCCTGTTCCCGTACCTGTTCGAGCAGGGCCCCAACCAGGCGCTACGCGCAGTCGACGCCGCGGTCGAGCTTCTGGGCGGTATGGTCGAACCGACGAAGGATGGAGATGGCATCGACTATGTCGAGGATACCTTTTCCATCGATGGTGTGGAATACAGGTTCGTAGACCCAGGCGGCTCGACGCTAGACGAAATTGTGCTGCAGCTGCGGGCGCAGGGACTCGACGCCTTCGTCACGCCGGAAGGCGCGATCAGCTGGCGACCGTCCGAGGTGAAGTTGAGCGTGGTCGTCACGGGGAGTCCGTTCCCTCCGCACGCTGTCCGGAAGGACGAAGGGCCCTGCCGCTGCTCGGTCGAGCGCGTGAACGGCGGGTCGGTCGTGCGCGCGGTCCTCGACGAGTTCACGGCCGACGTCTGCCGGATGCACGACGGCGTCGAGATTCCTGACGAGCCGGTGATGGCGAAGGCGTGCGGAACCCCGCGCGAGTGCGGGAAGCCCGCCGCGGTCGTCGACGGTCGGCAGGTCTGCCCCGAGTGCGGCGCTCCGGCCGAGAGCGGGTATGGCCTGATGGGCGGAGGAGTCGGCGTGTACGCCTTTTGCACGGACGACGCGTGCGACTGGTTCTGGAAGTGCCAGGACGAGGAGGGGTGATCATGGGAGCGATTGTGTACGGAGCCACGCACGGAGAGTATAGCGACTACATGATCGCCGCGCTGTTCGAGAGCGAGGAGAAGGCGAAGGAATGGATCCGTGTCCGTACGCTGAAGAGGCCATGTCTCAACTGCAAGGGCACCGGGGAGTGGGGTCCGGTATCCGACAAGAAGATGATTGAGTGCTGGGTCTGCCACGGGAGAGGGATCACGAAGGGGGACGGCAACGACTATAGCATCGAGAAGTTCCCGTGGAACCCGACGGGAACGGAATCCGAGGAGGAGGGGCGATGAAAGCCGAAGATATGGAAATCGTGCGGCAGTGCCTTTCAAGGATAAGCGAAACTGGGGTCACTGCCCTAGAGGCTGCGATAGCGATCAAGACAGTCGCTCAGGCGTTTCGTCAGATCAGTGACGGCTTCTTCGCGCTTGGCGATCTCTTCATCGAAATTACGACCGATGAAGCTACGAAGGAGGGAAGATAAAATGGCACAGGTACAGGCAGTCGAGTTCTTGAAGTCGTTCCGGTTCCGCGTCGACGTGAACGGCAAGCCGATCAGCATCGCGCGGATTGGCGCGCTCGAGGTCTTCGACGAACGCCACGGCAACAGGCGCGTGAAGCCGGTCGTCCTCGAAGGTGCGCCACGTGTCGGTGGCGTCGGCCTCGCGGCGTTCGTCCACCACAAGGGCCGGTCGACCGTCGACGTGATCGAAGTCTGCGACGACGGCAGCGTCGGACGCCGGATCCTGATGACCGGCTGCAGGTTCCGCCGGTACGAGCTCGAAGAGAAGGACGCAATGCAATTCGGAAGCAACGATGCAGGCGTCGTTATCGAGCGCGTCACCATCCACCCGCTGAAGGTGCGCGTCACGGCGCCGGCGAAGGGAATCGACTGATGCGGAAGTTGGAGTTCTTCGAACTGGATCTACTTCACGGAATGGTGGTGGCGCGCATTGAACGTCTACGCAAGTTGCACAGTGGGCACGTCAACATGGGGCAGCGGATTCGAGCTTTTGAAGTCATCCAGCGGACGTTACAGGAGATGATGGACGACGCTGCTGACGAAATCGGGAAGGGGTAGCGGGATGCGCGATCCGAGAATCATCCTGCTTGCTGTGGTCCTTTCGGTGATCCCGATGACGAGCGACGCGAGAACCTTGGCTGGCACGCGTGTCTTCATCGTCGGGGATTCTCTCGTTGGCGACGGGTCTGGCCTGGCGATGGAACTGCGCAAACGGTTCAAGGAGCAGGGGGCGCTCGTGAAGACGGAGTGGCGGGTCGGAGCACGGGTATCCACGATTCGGAAGGACGAAGCGTTCCACCAGGTGACCGATTTCTGGAAGCCGGATCTCTTGATTGTGTCGCTGGGGATGAACTCGGCGCGCTCCCCGGTAAAGGTGTTCGAGAAGGAAGTGAGAATCTTCGGGAACCAGCTCTACAACTCGCAGCGATGCTACTGGATTGGACCGCCGGTTCTGGTCGATGGCACGGAGTACGCTGTTGCCAGGATGCGAGAGGTGGTCGAGAAGCACACGTTCTGTCAGTACTTCGATACCGCCGGTATGGTGGAGTTCCCTCTAGGGTCGGTCTCCGGTTTTCATGTCCGTCGGTGGATGGGTAGGAAGTGGGCGGTCAAGGTCTGGGAGTGGATGCAGCACTACGGCTTCACGTACGAGAAGGAATCGTTCGCGAGCTAGAAAGGTAAACGTACCGGCCATGGGAATATACGTCAGGAAGTTCACGAACACGGAGACCGGCGAAGTCGTGCGCGGAATACTCCAGGGGAACGGCGGGACGGCTGTTCCGATGCTGGCGATCCAGCGCGAGATCCAGAGGATGAAGGATGGTCGCGTCGGACCTCCTCGGTTCTACGAGCCGCGGGAAGGCTACGTGAGGATCTACGTGTCAGACGGCGTGGAGCGTACACACGATGATCCGTCGGGCTTGGTGGAGTTCCCGCTGGCGACGCTGTCAGTTTCGTTTGCCGACGAGAAGGAGGATTAGGTTGGCCACGAAATCAGATCGCGATGGCAGGAGGAACGACGTCGACGAGCGGGCGCTGGAAGAACTGTCAGACGGTGTGGAGATGACGTCGGAGCAGCGCAAGAACACAAGGAGGTCCGTACGGATCGGTACGAATCTCGGCGAACTGCTACGGAAATACAACGCTGGAATTGTGGCAGAATCTAGCGTGGCCAATAGTGGTAAAACAGGCGAAGGCAAGGTTCAATAGAACCTGGAGAAAGGCGGAGGAAATGTCGAGCAAACAGTTCAAGGGGATCGATGCGGGACGTCGCGACTGTTGGATGCTCTATCCGGAGGATCTGACGCTGGTCGACGATAAAACCAGTCCGTTCTACGACCCGCGTGTGGAGCGGCCTGTAGATGATGCCCTCGTCGCGAGCATCGCGATGCAGGGCGTTCTCCAGCCGATCACGGTGAAGAAGGACGGCGATGATATCATCGTGGTCTACGGCCGCCAGCGCGTGAAGGCTGCGCGCGAGGTCAACAGGCAGATGAAGGAACGGAGCAGGAACGCGGACAGGATCCGGATCCCCTGCGTCGTTCAGCGCGGTGATGACCTCGACCTGTTCTGCGGGATGATCGCGGAGAACGAACTGCGCTCCGGCGACGATCCGATGAGCCGCGCCACCAAGGCCGCGAAGGTCATGCAGGGCGGGAAGACCAGGGAGGAGGCTGCCGTGGTGTTCGGGGTCTCGGTCCAGACGATCAAGGCATGGGAGAAGATCCTGGACACCTCGACGGCGGTGCGTGCGGCGGTGCGCTCGGGCAAGATCTCGACGTCGGCGGCGGCGAAGCTCGCGGGCCTATCCACGAAGGAGCAGGAGGAGGCCCTCGCTGAGGCCGTGTCGCAGTCCACAGGGGCGTCCAAGGCGGTCTCCGGTATCGCCAGGTCCATGAGGGCCAAGGCGGGCCGCAGGGTGCGCCTGGTTCGCCACAAGGCGGAGGTGACGGCCCTCCTGGAGGTCTACAAGGACGCGGCGTTCACCCCGGTGCTTCGCTGGTTCCTGGGCGAAGACTGCGACTTCGAGGCGCTGTCCAAGTGATCGGACAGTAGAACCCGGTCCGGTCAAACCGTGACCGCAACCAGCGGCTATCGTTAGCCGCGCATGGAGGAGACAATGGTAAAGCTAGGACAGCGAGCGAAGGACAGTATCAGCGGGTTCGAGGGGATTGTCACCGGGCGAACCGATTACCTGAACGGCTGCGTGAAGGTCCTCATCGAGCAGATCGGACTTACCAAGGATGGCAAGGTCGACGACGGCGTGTGGTTCGACGAGCAGCGCGTGGTCGCGACGAAGGGCAAGGGCTTCGAGGCCACGAAGAGGGTCAGCGCGACGGCCGGAGGCCCGATGCCGCTGCCGCCCAGGTAACGAGGGATCGCAGAAAGAACGGTGACGTGATGAAGGTTCGAGTATCAGTCGAAGCGCGGGTATCGCGGGACCGGAAGCGGTGTCTGGAAGCGTGTGAGGGGTTCAGACCAACGGTAAGCGGTCCGCGTTGCAAGTTCTACCGGGATGGAGGGTGGATGCGTGCCCTGGAACTTGATCGCCGCGACCGGCCCCTCCGCTGCCGGGCCTGCCTGCGATGGGAGGTACGTGGATGAAAATCGAGAAGTGGATCAGCATTGAGCAGCAGGTAGAAGTGGAAATTGGGTGGGAGGACGTGGCCGCGCTGCTCAGGGATGTCAACGAAGCCGAATACTTTACGGCGATCAGCGCGGCGTACATGGTTCTCAAGGCGGTCGATATCGGAAAGATGTCGCCGTCTCGGCGGGACGTGGTAGCGGGCGCGTTACTCGAGCAGGCCGACCGGTTCAAGGTGCAACATGAGCAATGATCCGCTGAGCGAGGTCATGCTGGAGCGCGCCCGACAGGATCAAAAGTGGGGCGAGCAGAACCACCCCGATCTCTATTGGCTGGCGGTACTCACCGAAGAGGTGGGCGAGCTGGCGAAGGAACTGATCGAGGGGCGACTGGCTGAAGCCCGTCGAGAACTGGTACAGGTCACGGCGGTCGGGGTGGCGTGGCTCGAGGCCATGGAGCGCCGCGCCAGTGGTCGCGATCCTGGCTGTCCGTGCGATGATTGGGACCAGGGTGTCCCTAACGGATCCTGTTTCTCGGACGGCCACTACCGCTGCCCGGAGTGTCGGAACATGAAACTGACAGCCGCTGAAGACGAGGTGTCATCGTGAGCGAGGGGAAATACTGCTGCGCCGGGTGTGGCGAGGAGGACATCGACGGTCAACAGGTCAGCACGATCCGCGGCTGGCTGTGCGAGTCCTGTCTGGCGGAGAAGCTCGCGGCTGGAGATGAGGCCCTGGCGGCGACCGAGAAGCTCCAGGCGGATTTCATCAGGACACAGTTCGAGAGGGACGAGGCACGTCGGCAGCTTGCGAGAGCCCAGGACACGGCACGGTTCGGCGCGGATCTCGCCGAGGAACTGGAGCGCAAGCTGGACGAGGCGCGGGCGAATGTCGAGCGGCTGCAAGACAAACAGAAAATGGCACCGGTCCAGGGCTACTCCGCCGGCATCCCGTGGTCCCTGCATCGCCGAGCGTGGGACGCCTACGCCGCCAGGTGTGGTCGTGACCAGTCGCCAGAGCGCATCGCCGAGCGGGGCGGGTTTGGCACCGGCGAGTTGGACATGTTCGTTCCCGGCTGGCGTGATGAGGTGTCGGAGATCAAGCGGCTGCGGGGGGCGTTGCAAGTCATTGCTGACCGGATGCACCTGGACATCGCCAGCCCGGCGGAGGTCGTGGAATACGCCATGGGCTTGCTCGACGAGAAGTCCGCCTACATGGACGAGCTGGCGGCCAAGGTGCGACGGTTGGAGCCTGCCTGCGAGGCAGTTGTCGCAACGGCCCACGGCGACCGGTACGGCCTGACGACCGAGGACGTGCTGGAGGCGCAACTGCTGGCGGCCAAAGAGTGCGAGGACGCGCTCGGCCCCGAAGCCGTGGCGAAACTCGCAGCCCGGCACGGGTGGAAGCCGTGACCGACATCAAACCGAGAATCATGGACGGCGAGCCGGTGTGCAACGGGTGTGAGTGCCCAGCGTTCAGCGCACCACCGGGCGCATTCAATACGTGGTGTCAGATCGGACGCGTTCCGGCCCAGGCGTGGACCGGCGGCCGCTGCATCCCCGGCCTCCGTCGCCAGCGTGACGAGGCGCTGGCCAAGGTGGCTCGGCTGCGGTCCGGTATCGATCCGTTCATCTCTCGCGCGAAGCTTGCGAGAGAGGTTTCGACAACGGCAAAAAATAGGGATCGCATGGACATCGTGATTGAGTGGTTGTACGAAGCCCGCGCCGCCCTCACCGCCAAGGAGCCGACACCATGACCACGCTGAACTGGATCACGCCGACCGTTGACGAGCCGCCGCCGGTGGATGAATGGCTGTTTGTAGCAGTCGAGTCTGACGGGCCGACTCCGTGTTACATCGTCTGCACCGTGGATGATGATGGATATCTGTGGACAGACCCGGACTCCGGGCGGGTACTTCACACGACCGCCGACGACATTCTGAGGTACGTCCCGCTCGCCGACCTGCTCGCCGCGATTGGAGGCAAGCGATGAAAAAGCCGATAGTGGACTTGACGCGAAATAGGAAACTGGAACTCGTGATCGACGATATCGACGATATCGTTGACATCGTTTTGGACATCGTTTCGGAGATGGCGCGGCAACGCCGGCTCGCTCGATGGAGTCTGGTCTTGTCCGCGCTGGCGCTGGCGACGGCCGTGATCATCGCCTTGGTGGTCGCGGTATGACCGGTACAGGTTCCCGATGGAGGTCACGATGATCTGGATCGTACTGGGTTCGATTGTCCTCGCGGTGGTGGCGATAGCTGGTCTGGCGATCCGTCGAGAAGTCATCCGGCGCCGGCGAGAGCGTGTAAGACGGTTGGCCAAAAAGGACATGCGCCAGCTGTGGGCCGAGTTCGAGGCCAGACGAAGGCGTGCCGGTCCTACTGACGGAGGAAGACGATGATCGATCAGAACCTCATGGATCGTGTACAGATGGCCCAGATTCTGTTGGACGCAGTGTTTCCGGAATCCGCGGCTGTGGCGCTGCGTGAGTTGGTCGAGGCCTACGGGGCGGCGCTGCTGGAGCTGGACGATTTAACGGAATGGCGGGATGGCGCGATTGGAGCGGCGGCCATTGCCAGACCACCGGGGGATGGGGAGCACACGGAGGGAGCGTACGCGACGCACCGCGAGCGGTATGAGGAGTCAATGACGCGTGGCAGCGGCTACGCGGCAGGCGCGGACGTGGTGTCCGAGATAGACATGCGAAGGCGCGATGAGGAGAAGCAACGTGACGAGGCGCTGGTCCGGTTGCGTGAGACGGCTCAGATCCTCGTTGCTGCGGTGGGCGCCGACGGCCCGATGGACGCGGAGGACGCAGCCTACCGCGCTGTTATGATGCTTCAAAGAAGCCATCGCGATGCCGACATCGCCGTGGCGCACGCGCACGCGGCCGAGGCTGAGGTCGAGCGGCTGCGGGCTGACAACCCAGCAGGGAAGGCGGACGATCCTGAATACTGGGGACGGATGTACGCGTGCGAGTCCGAGCGCGCCGACAAGGCACTTAGGGCATTCCGTCGCGCCGAAGCCCGTGCCGAGAAAGCCGAGGCCGAGGTGGAGCGGCTGCGGGGGGCGCTAGAGATCGCAACCGTGACCATGGCATCGGTTTGGCCGGACGACTTCCGGCGCGCGTTCGGCGATGGAGCCTTGATGGACATGATCGAGCGCAACCGTACCAGGGAAGATTTCCTCGTTGAGGACGCCATGCGTGCCGCCCTCGCGGAGAAGGATGGATAACTATGGCAATTAAACTATTATCGTGGCGTAGCTTCTCGTCTCCATGGCGGGCGCTGTGGTCACTGGTATGGGATTTGGCTGAGGCGTACCACCTTTCGCTGGGGCGTTTTGGTCCTACGTGTTTTGGCTGGGCGCTTGGGGCACGTCGCGTCAAGGCCCCGAAGACAGTTCGTGCCGCCCGCGCCGCCCTCGCGGAGAAGAAGTAGGACGATGGGAAACATCGGATTGGAACCGGAGATCACCCGCGAGTATTTGGCCGACGAATACCGGAAGGCGTGCGCCACGATCAACGAGTTGCGGGCCCGTGCCGAGAAAGCCGAGGCCGAGGTCAAGTATCATAAAGAGTTGATGGTCATGCATCCCGGAATGTGCTGTGGTCATTGTGCCAAGCAGATAGCAGAGGCCGAGGCCCAGTCGAAGAGACTGCGGGGCATCATCGTAAAAGCCTATCTTGACATGAGTGAGGCTTTCGCTCGCAACTTGACCAATAGTGGCGGGTTAAACACAGAGTGCGAAGCGGACATGGAGATGATACGAACCAACCTATACACCGATTGTGATTTCGTCCGCGCCGCACTCATCAGCAGCCGCGCCGCCCTCGCGGAGGAGGAGTAGAGATGAAACGGTATAACGTGGCGTTCAACGGGCACCTGCCCTGTGATGTCGTCGAGGCTGACGACGGTGCGTTCGTGGCATACGCCGACCACCAGGCCGAGGTGGAGCGGCTGCGGGAAACGCTACGCGTGATCGAGTGCGAATCCACGTGCGAAGATGCTGCCGGATGGGCACGCGCCGCCCTCGCGGAGAAGGAGTAGATCATGTCCACGATGATATTGTCGCTGTGTGGGCTGAGCTATCTGGTCGGGATGTTGTCGGGTTTGGTTTTGAGCCTAGCACTACACAAAAAAGGGCATCGGTTGTAAGCCGCCCTCGCGGAGAAGGAGAGAACGAGATGAAGTCTCTTGGCCGCATGAAGTATCCGCGCATCGTGGTGACGGAATGCACGATCAATAGTGCGGTAGTAGAAATCGACGACGGCCGCAGACGCCTCGTGATCGAGACGAGTCCACGTGATTGGGTCCGCCAGTTGTCGAACGCGGCACGGGAAATTGCAAGGCGGTTCCAGCGTCGCGTGGATGCACTTGAAGTAGAGGCCAAGGAGATTGCCGCCCTCGCGGGGAAGGAGTAGGACGGTGGCATTGAAGGAGATCACGCTCAGGGCAGACCGAAAATGTTCCAACTGCAAGCAGCTGATGCTGGCAGGTGAACAGGCTCTCTATATTTCCAACGAAGAGATGACCGACCGCGTGATCGTCCATGTGTCGTGTCCGGCTGGTGTACCGAAGGCGTTCACGCGTTGGAAACGGCCGGACGCTCCACCGCAGATCAAGAAGCTCGAGGTGAGGTGTACGATGTGCCATAAGGTTTTCGATTCGCCAGCGGACAAGGGCGTTCCCTTCCGATGTCATTTCTGCGGCGTCATCGGAGTCTGCGAGTCGACGGCCCGAACCGAGGAGAAGTCGGATGAGCGAGCGTAGAAAGGTCAACGTACCCGCCGCGCTGTTGAAGGTCGGAGACGTCATCGAGGTCTGGTGGAAGCCCGGTCTCGACACCATCATCGGCCTTCGACCTTACGTTGGTCCGCTCGAGTGCCTTCGAGGCGCGCGGATCGCCATCTTCGCGTATCTGCGGAGCGGGATGACCATCGAGCCGGGAGGGGTGTACCGGCGCGTTGTGGTTGAAGGGTGCTGAAGCACGCAGAGCTTGTCGAGGTAGGCCGCAGGTGGCTTCTCCGTCCGTGGCATCCGGCGTCTTCTGCCTACGGAGGTCATTCTGCGTGCTGCGTCGTGCTCACGGAGATCGTCACGAGCGCCAGCGAGACGCCGGACGTCCTGGGGTGGATGGGCTTCGCGAGTTCGGTCCTCATCGAGTGCAAGACCTCCCGTTCAGACTTCAAGGCCGATGCCGCGAAGCCATGCCGGCGCCACCCGGAGATGGGGATGGGCGTTCAGCGGTACTACCTGGCTCCTGTCGGCGTGCTCGCCGAGGACGAGATCCCACAGGGCTGGGGATTCATCGAAGCCGACGATGACCACCGGGTCCACGTCCGTCGTGCGTCTTCCGCGTTCGACGTTGATCGCAGGGCCGAGGTCCGCGTGCTGCTGTCGCTGCTGCGCCGGCTCAAAGTGGACCCGGGGAAGCACGTGGCGATCCGCGCGTACCAGCATATGATCGAGGAACCGACGGCCACGGTGACGTTCACTGACGCCGAGGGCCCGGTGGACGTTCGCCGCGGCGGCTCGGTCCATCGCCACGGTCGGACGCCTGAGAAGTCAAGCGCACGATGATCGATAAACCGCGCAGAAAACCTTTCCTTTCTGTGCCAGTTGGGAGATAATGAAACCTGCATGACGGTGGTTAGACCGAACCGACAGAAGGAGGACGCGATGATGAAGCTGCTCGGAGTGATGTTCGCCTGCATCGTCTGCCTGGCTCTGCTCATGATCATGGGCGGGGCCGCGCAGCACGACGTTGGCAACGACGAGGACGGGGTTACCGTCCAGGTGGACCTGGGCATGGACTCCGCCGTGGTACTCGACCAGCAGGTCGAGGCGGTGGTGTTGCCCGACGCGGAGCCGAAGCCGGAGGACGTGGTGCGGCTGCTCTGCTTCTCGGTGCTCAACTCGTCCGAACACATGAACTATCTGGACAAGTGCACCGGCGTCAATTCCGTGGATATCGCCAACGACAAGACGGGAGAACTGCTGCTGTGGCGCGGCGTCAATTTCGCCAGTGCCGCGGGCCCCATCCACCGCTGGATACGCGGTTAAGCGGGATAGCAGCAGAACTAGACCCTCGCTCAGGATGATCAGCACACCAGCTCATTGACAAGGGGATGAAACGGTTTCGACGCCGAGAGGAAGCGATCCGCTGCGCGCCCCGGTTTCCAGTCACCGGGTCAGAACGGCTGGGAAACTCCAAACGCCGAAAACGCTTGGAAACTGGCGGCCTGATAATCGGCCCCCGTGCCGCCCGCGAGGAGTCTGAGTAGCGGGTAGGCGCGTCATCACACGGACGAAAGCGGTATCCGGCCTCCGTTCAAAGGGCCGGTGGTGGAGGCGCGAGCCCTGGGAGTGCTCCTGGCCCAGGGCTCCAGGAACGAAGGAGCTACGCTCGTGAACGATGCGGAAAGCAGATCCCGGCGGACCCCGGTTCGACTCCGGGCATCTCCAAATCGCTTGACACCATGGTCGTGGCTCGTGTATAGACTAGCAATGGCGTATACACGCGAACGACGCAGAACCGAGCAGCTCAACATCCGGGTCACGCCAGAGGAGAAAGCAGAGATCCAGACCGCTGCCGTGGTACAGAAGACCACCGTTACGGAGCTGATGGTGTCGGCCACCCTTGACAAGGTGAGGCGCGAGACCAGGCCATTCGTCGGAACCCTCCGCAGGATGCTGAACGAGGGAAAGACATGAGCCACGGACGCAAGCCAAGCGTGGGCGGTAAGGCCAAACCGACTGGTAAGATGGGGGCAGGAAAGGTGCCGGACGGACCGCCAGCGCCGCCTCCACGCGCGCCGAAAAAGAAGCGGGTCAATGCGCCGGGTATCTCGGTCGAGAAGTACAACGCCTTGCAGAAGGCATACTTCGCGAAGCAATCCATCGATGCTGCCTCGAAGGCGGTCGGCGTTACCTTCCGCACGGCGAAATTCTACATCGAGGGTCCGGCGCGACCGGACGTGGGGCTGGTGCCGATCAAGGCTGCGTGGCTCGACGTCCAGGTCGAGGCGCAGGAGAAGCGGCAGCTGACGCTGGTGAAGTTCCACGAGGAGCAGACGAAGGAGCTCGAGGAGATCGTCGGCACGACCATTGCGGAACTGAAGCTGATTCGTGCCGAGGTCTTCCGGCGCGTCAAGAAGTACAAGGACAGCAAGGGGATGGAGATCGAGACGGGGGCGTCGCTGTCGTCGGCGCTGAAGTCGTACGAGAGCGCGGTCCACCTGATGGAGCGCGTGCTTGGCGCGCCGGACGCGAGCATTGAGCACCGCGGCGAGGACAGGTATGGCAACTGGTCTGACGAGGACATCGTCGAGTTCATGACGTCCGGCAAGCTGCCGGACCACGCGAGGTGATGATGGAAGACCGAACAAAGGCCGTGCGCGAGGAGTATTTCCGGAACGAAGTGCTCGGGGCGTCGAGGGACAAACTCACGAAGTTCATCGGAAAGACCATCACGCCGAATCTTCTCGTGGTTCTTGTCGGTGAAGTCACCGATGCCGTGGCCGACGCGCTCGCTCGTCGGCAGTACCAGGCGCCGACGCGAAAGGAGTTGAAGATGGACGCAAGACTGAAAACCTTCATCGAGGCGAGTGGCCTGTTTCACGTCGCGACGCACGAGCCGGTCGATGACGAGTGGCACGGCGACATCGTCGAACACCTCGTCCGCGCCGTCGAACCGGATTCGGGTTCGGACGATCCGAGGCTCGAAGTCGTCGACGAGCTTGCCGAGGCTGAAGTGTACCGCATCGAGATCGCGATCCCGTGGACGGACATCGAGGGTCAGGATGACCCGAACCCATCGGCCGTCGCGTTGCGGATTATCGACGCGCTCCTGATTCGCTTTGCTGCTGACCTCTCGGGGCTCGCTGACTCTCTGCCAGGAGAGGGCAATACCGCGGCAATCGAGCGCATCGTGAAGGTGAAGGCGATGAACGGGTTCTCGACCAAGGAACCGGCGAGAAACGGTACCGACCTCCTTCTCCGGTTCCTCGTCAGGGCGGGGAAGGTCGACCGATGAACGATAGCCCCCAGGCTGGCGCTCCAGGAGGCGCTCAGGAAGACGCTGGACGCCTGCCAGGTCGTCGACGTCCCTTATCCGGGCCTTCCAGGTCTTGGTCGTCGGCGGGGCTGTCAGGAGGTCGCCTGGCAGCCTGTACATTGCTGGTGTAACAGGCCACGTCCGAGGTAGGGAAGAGTAGCGGAGGGTAGCAATGAACGACATCAACACCACCAACTTCGACGCCGACGACGAAGTCGAGACCAGGTTGAAGTGCGGGACGTGCCTTCGGACTGTCGACGGCGCGCTGACCGAGGACGAGATGCTCGACCGGCTTCGCCAGGCAAAACGAGTATTTCTGCTCGAGCCTGGCTATACCAGAAAGCACGTCCCGCTAGGCCTCGCGAAAATCGCGACCTTCGTGAAGCAGCACGGCGGGAAGGTCTGGTTCGGCCGCGGCTACTACGGTCCGCCTGTCGATCTCATCTGCGTGACGTCGCTGTTCACCTACGATTCCGGCAAGGTCGTCGGCGCGATCAAGCACGCAGAGAAGTTCGGTCGCGGTACGCCGATCCTCGTCGGTGGCGTGTACGCGTCGCTTATGCCGCAGGATATTAAGGCGAGGACGAACGGGAAGTCTGACCTGTTCCTCGGCTATTCTCCTGCACTCGATTACTGCGTTCCAGACTATTCTCTTCCGTGGAAGCTTGAAGCGCCGTGGGATGATTTCAGCTATAGCTTCACGTCGCGCGGCTGTCCTAACAAATGCGCCTATTGCGCGACATGGAGGATTGAATCCGAACCGTTGATAATCCCTAACTGGCGCGATCATATTGTTGCTGAGAAGAAACACGTGATGCTAATCGATAATAATTTACCGGCAACGCCGCCGGAGCACCTCAACGAGGTCCTCGATTTTCTAGTAGCATGTGGCAAGAGGGTTAACTTTGATAACGGCTTCGACGTGAAATACATCACCGATGAAATAGCGGTACGACTCGGAAAGATCAAGTATACGCGGAGCGGAATGCGCGTCGCCTTCGACCGGATTGAGGAAGACGGCGTATTCCAGCCGGCGGTCGAAATGTTGAAGGCGCACGGAGTACCCAAACATGAAATTATGGCCTACTGCCTTTTCAACTTTAATGATACTCCGCGCGATGCTTACTACAGAGCGCGCGAATGTGTTCGACTCGGAATTCGTCCGTACCCGCAGCAGTATACGCCGCTGAACCAGGCAGTCGACCGTCGCACGAAGCGATTCATCGGCAAGCACTGGACGGACTCGCTCGTGAAGGTCTTTCGCCACTACTGGTTGATGGCGGGCATCTACACGAAATATTCCTTCGAGAGTTACGCGAAGGAGCAGGACAAGGTCGCGCTGACGATGGCCGACTGGGATGCGTGGAACGCATGACCTCAACGAAAGGACGGAAACCGATGGCGAAGGACAAGACGAAGGCGACCGAAAAATCTAGCGGGTACGACAGCGCACCGGAGGCGAGCGGCGTGAAGGTGTTCTGCGCGTTCGACAAGCTCGTCGACCTGACGAAGATCGTGCCGAACCCGCGCAACCCGAACAAGCACCCGGAGAAGCAGGTCGAGCTGCTCGCGAAGATCATCATGAACCAGGGCTGGCGCGCGCCGATCACGGTGTCGAAGCGGTCCGGCTTCATCGTCCGCGGCCACGGACGGTACGAGGCCGCGAAGCTGATGCAGGTCGACGAAGTGCCTGTCGACTATCAGGACTATGTGAGCGATGCCGAGGAGTGGGCCGACCTCATCGCCGACAACCGCATCGCGGAGCTTTCGCAGATGGATACCGGGATCCTGAAGGACCTCCTCGTGGAGATCGACACCGGCGCGTTCGACATGGACCTGACAGGTTTTGACTCGAAGGCGCTCGAGGCGCTGATGAGCATCGACGGCGCGCCGCCTGACGACATGCCGGAGCACGACGAGGACGCAGCCGATGGTATCAAGACCGTCACCTGTCCGAAGTGCGGCGAGGAGTTTTCGGTAGGCTGATGCACCCGAGGCCCCAGCGGAAGCCGTTCTCGTGTCGCGATGCCATCGCGGATATCGTAAATCGCGCCGACGAAGTCAAGATGCTGATCGAAGCGGGGCGGCACAAGGTGTACGACGACTGGAGCAGGATCACGTCGGGCCACGGCTACAACTCCTTGCCTGGGATCACGTCGGGGTACAGCGCCAAAAAGTACAATCCGAGTAGACCGGCGCCGACCGTCTTGCGAAACGATGGGAATCTGAACGCGTACGGCGGGATGCACTGGACTGAACGACGTCGATTCACAGCGCAAGAATACTCGCGCTTTACGTCCTTCCCTGACGAGTTCTCCTGGTTCAGGGGCCAGCATCCGACGAACCCGAAGGACTGGAAGCACACCATCTATCAGATCGGGAATTCGGTCCCACCTATGCTAATGCGTGCGATTGCCGGAGCGATTCGTCGCGAGGCGCTCGACGGAACGGAGCCGTGGATGCCAGACGAGAACATGACCTACAAGGAGATCCTCGACGACGCGTGGGCGAGGCACCTCGCGCCGCGGTCCGCGGCCGCGCCGACCCTCGTCTCGACCTTCGCCGGCTGCGGAGGTTCATCGCTCGGATACAGCGTCGCTGGGTTCCGGGAACTGCTCGCCGTGGAGTGGGACGATAACGCGGTCGAGACGTTCCGCCTGAACTTCCCCGCGGTCGATGTCTTCGCCGGTGATATCGCGAAGCTGTCAGTCGACGAGACGCTGCGAAGGATTGGCCTAGCCGAAGGCGAGCTCGACGTTCTCGACGGATCGCCGCCGTGCCAGGGCTTCTCGACGGCCGGGAAGCGTAGGATGACCGACGAGCGCAACCAGCTGTTCCGCGAATTCGGCCGGCTGCTGTCGGGTCTTCGTCCGAGGATCTTCGTGATGGAGAACGTCAGCGGGCTGGTGAAGGGAAAGATGAAGCTCGTGTTCGTCGAGATCCTGAAAGACCTCCGGGCCCGCGGCTACAAGGTCAGCGCGAGGATGATGAACGCGATGTGGTATCACGTCCCGCAGTCGAGGCAGCGCCTGATCTTCATCGGCGTTCGCGACGACCTCGGGATCGACCCGAGCCACCCGAAGCCCGCGGCGAAACAGGTGACGGCGGGCGAAGCGGTCGAAGGCTGCACGCCGAGCACCTTCGCGCGTCCGCTCGGTCCGCTCGCGCGCCGGCTGTGGCACACGTCGCGTCCCGGTCAGACGGAATCCGACCTGGACTGGACGCGTGGCCGCTACTTCAACAACGTGAAGGTGAATCCCGAGAAGCCGTCGCCGACGATCCCGAAGGGCTTCCCGGGCGGCGGCGGTCACACGCACTGGCAGGAGCCGCGCTCGCTTACCATCGAGGAGATCGCGAGGTTGACGTCCTTCCCCGACGAGTTCCGCTTCGTCGGTACGTTCGAGGACGAGTGGGCGTGCATCGGAAACGCGGTTCCTCCGATGCTGATGCGAGCCATCGCGGAGCACGCGAGGGGGGCGATGCTCTAGTGAACGCGACGGCCGCACAGCTGATGGGAGTAATTCATCACAAGTACCGCGATCCGAGCGGCCACCTCCCGCGTCTTAATCGAGAGAAGTTTATCGCGACGCAGTCGAGGTCGCAGCTCATTCATCGAGCCGAGGCGATGCGCCTCCGCCACGTCATGCTTGCTCGTGAATCCGCGTCGTCGTTCATGGAGTACTGCTTCATCGACGAGACGACGACCTTGCCCTTTAAGCAGCAGTGGTTCCACGACGAATGGCACCACGCGTGGGACAGGTATCAGCGCGTGATGGTTATCGCGCCCCGCGATCACGCGAAGACGAGCAACGTGGTCGGCCGGGCGATCTGGGAGCTCGGGCGCAACCCGAACCTGCGGACGAAGATCGTGTGCGCGTCCGACGGTCGAGCCAAGGAGAGGCTGTTCGAGATCGATCAGCACCTGACGACGAACCCGAAGGTGCGCGAGGTCTTCCCGCACCTCGTACCGGATCCGGCCGCGCCGTGGAACGCGCACCGCCTGGTGCTGAAGAGGAGCGCGCGACACCGCGACGCGAGCGTCGAGGCCCTCGGTATCACGTCGACGGCGACAGGTGGACGCGCCGACCTGCTCATCGCCGACGACGTCGTCGACCGGCGCAACGCCCTGTCATTCCCGGCGCTGCGCGAGCAGATCAAGCAGGCGTGGAAGTCGGACTGGACGAACCTCCTCGAGCCCGACTCGCGCGTCTGGTACATCTGCACGCTGTGGTCACCGTCGGACCTGTCGCACGAGCTGATGGAGAACAAGGCGTATCGCGTTCTCCGGTACGACATTGACGAGAACTTCGGCGCGATCTGGCCGGGGAAGTGGAGCGACGCTGCGCTCCGGCTGCGGTACGACGAGATCGGGAGCATCGAGTTCAACAGGGCGTTCCGCAACCAGGCCATCGACACGGAGAGCGCGCTCATCCAGCCGTCGTGGTTCAAGTTCTCCGACCTTCGGATGAACGAGCGGTTCAACCAGATCGTCGAGCAGGAGAAGGCGATTTTCTTGACGAGCTACGATCCGGCCGGAACGCCGACGGGGAACAAGGACCAGGACTTCACTGGAGCGTGCATCGCCGCCATCGACCGCGAGCGCGGAGACATCTACATCGTCGACGCGTGGCACCGCCGGATGTCGGTGAAGTCCATCGCGGATGTGATCCACGAGGAGGCGATGACGTACGAGCCGTGGCAGGTTCTGATCGAGAAGGCGGGCCTGGCGACGGTAGACGAGTGGGTGATGAACGAGTACCCGGAGATGACCTCGCTCGTGAAGGTGACGAAGCCGAAGATGTCGAAGCAGATGCGGCTGCTCGGAACGACGCCGCTGCTCGAGAAGGGCAAGGTAATCTTCTCAGCGCACCTGGACCCGAACGCCTCACGGTTCGACGGTTCGCGCGGGTCGTTAGTCGACGAGCTGATCGAGTTCCCCTTCGGAAAGCATGACGACATGGTCGATGCCTTCAGCCAGCTTGTCGGAGCAGCCCGCACGCACTTCCTTGACGTGGACGCCGACGACGGCGAGAATGTACCTGAAATCCACTTCGGCGAGGACGATGATGATGGATACCTTTTCTAACCGCGCCGCGCTCGTTGATACGGACACCGGTTCCTCGTTCACGCGGTTCGACATCGGAGGTGCGACGATGACCGTGGAAATCACAGAGCATCCCTACCGACGGCTGAAGGGCAAGGCGTTCGTGACGCTCACCGATGACATCGTGGCCCTCGTAGACGACGACGAGTGGGAACGGGTCCTTGGGCTGCGTCTCAAGCTCCCTGGTGGCTGCGAGGTTGACGTTTCTGACGCCAGGATTGACCGGGCGCTCGAGGATATCGAGGAGTGCGACGAGGACTGGCAGGACGCGGCCAAGCGTCGCCCCGGTCTGTTCGCGATCCTACCGTCGGCCGACGGCGGGAGCGGGCGGTACGGCCTCATGGTGCCTCTGGTAGTGAATGACGCAGACCTTCCACGGGTCCGAGTCCTCGTGCGTCTCGAAGTCCTTGGCCAGTCGTTCCAGGCCATCGCCCGTGGCGCCGGAGTGAAGGCGAGGGCGGAAGACGGAACGGCAACCGCGCCGACGATCTGCAGGCACACGAAGGGCGAGATGGGGAAGACGAAGTGCCGGGGTTGCTTCCGCAGATGGTGGATAGCTGAGGCGAGGAAGGTGGGACTGCCTGATGGATGACGACAGAAAGCACAGGAGAGAAGCTCCGCCGCCGCGGGTCAGGCTGGCGTCGCACATCGACACGTCGAAGGCGAAGCCTGGCTGCGGTCATTGCCACGGTCGTGGAATTGTCGGCTACAAGCGCGCCGACCTCGGCGACGGGAACGGCGAGCAGCGCATCCCGGTCATCTGCCGCTGCGTGTCGCGGGCAGGGGGCGTAAAGCCGGACGAGCTCGACCGCATCTGCGCCGAGACGGCGAAACAGTTGGAGGACGGTACGTTCCACGAGCACCTGGTTGCCGACTTCCACGCGATGCCGGACGAGGCGAAGCCGCGCGTCGTTGCCGCGTTCTTCCGCGACGTCGTCGACAAGAGGCTCAGCGCCACGGCGCGCAACGCGATACAGAAAGCATTGGACCTGCTGACGAGGCGGAAGGACTGGAACGACCTCCGAAGCATGGCGATCAGAATCCTGATGCGCGACGCCGCCGACGAGACGAGCGACGAAGCCACGAAACGACTCGCGAGGAGCGCGATGGAATCCGCCCGACGCGAGATGAACTGAGGAGGACACGATGTCGATGCCAGAATTGAGGTTGATGGGGTTTCCCCTCGACGCACTCGGAACGACGGTCGAGGCGCGTACCGGGACGGTCGTCGACGCGAGGCAGCTCACGGACAAGGGCTATGACTACACCCGCGACGCCGGCGCTGCCTTCACAGCGACGCTCGAGGGAAGCGTCAGCGGTGACAACTGGACGCTGGTCGTGGCGCTCGCGGCGTCCGGGCAGGGTGCCGTTGCGGCGCAGTACAACTACCTTCGTGTGAACTGCACGGTGGCGGGCGCGTTCGGTGCGACGACGCGACTCGTGGCGGCGGGAAAGGTTCTGTGATGGACGACCACGGCGTCAGCGAGCAGAAGAAGACCGGAGAAGCACAGGTCGACATCAGGCGAATACTCGCCAAGGCAGCCGTGATGACTGGCAGAGAGGTGAGCGAGCCGTCTGCCATCGCCGACATGAAGGAGCGGCGTGACGCGTATGGCGACGTCGGAGCCGTTGATCCGCCGTACGATCCCGAGTCGCTCCTCAACTACATCGAGCTGACGCCGCACCTCGTGCCGAACATCGCGAGCTACCAGAACAACATCGAGGGCTACGGCTTCCGCGCAATCCTGGTCGAACCGTGGATGAAGGACCTCGAAAGCGAGGAGGCGCGCGACGCCGTTCGCAACGCCCTTCAGATCGAGCGATGGGTCGAGGAAGAGGAGGCCGCGATGGATGCGGCAGCCAAGGCGGATGGCGAGGAACAGGGAGACGACGAACAAGGCGACGTCACTGACGAGGATGTCGCAGCCGAGATCGAGAAGCTCGTTGTTCGAATCCGGCGCGAGGCGTTCCTGTTCGATG